AGCCAGATCATTGTATTCTTGAATTTTTACCCCATTCGTATCCGTCCCTAAACCAGTGTTTATGAATGTATTCCCTGTAAAGCCATCCGCCTCGCCCACAGTGTAGTCCACCAAGGTACCGTTAGTAATAGACATTCTTTCAAAATTTTGTTCGTTGGGGGTAAAACAGTTCCTGTATGCCATAAAATGATTAAAATCAGATATAGAGGAGATCTCTTTGGCACCCACTTTGAAAACAACCCTGTTAATGAGAGCGTGCACTCCCAGGTTTATGGGGAAAAAGGCTTTCTCGGCTGTTGCTTTTACCCCCAAAATAATTTTTGAGTTGCCGTGAAGTCGCCCCTTATTTTCCAGCACGAATCTGCACATAGTTTCATTATGGATCACGGGGTCTAACACGCTCGTTGTGGTGGATGTGCTCTGGTTAGTCGGGATCTCGCCAACGTTCTGTAAGATGTCGGGTTTCTGTAAACTCATAATATATATACATACACTTATTTTAAAATGAAAATTTTATTCTATTTTAAAATATTAATATTGTCAAAAGTTGTGCCAATTCACCTCAGCACCTGGATCCCATCTTTGTTCATAACTATAGTCTCTTTGCTATGCGCAAAGATAAAACACGAAGTAGGGTTATCCGTATTTAGAGACGATTTTATAATCATGGAAAATGGTACGTCATACAGCGATACGCCCTGTCCCGATATGGTATCGTAGGCAATCCCCACGCCATATACGTTCGGTGGCTGGTCATGTAATTTGTTACAGGGTTTTAAGTTGGTTGCGTTGAAAACATTCATGGTTGTCCGGTCCAATTTTGAAAACGGTTTGAGGGCATTTAAGTAATTCCGGAGTATTTGCCCGTCTCCCGAGGTGTTCCCAGGGTAATCACGTTGCACAGATATTAGGTCGTAGTCCAGGGGGTACCGCTGGCCATTCCGGGTAAATATTACCTCAGTTATGTCGGCGTTTGAGTCGTCCCGCTGGCGAATGTTCATGGTCTGCATCCCGTTCTTATTGTAGGTGTTTATATTGCTGCTCGTCACGAAATTCGCAAACACACTGAGGCAGCGCTTGATCCCAAAATTCTTATTAATTGTAGCATATCCATTATTGATCACGGCGAAATGCGAGCTTATCGAGTTGTAATCGAATGAATTTGAGGTCTGGCTATTCAGTTTTGAGAGCTCTTCTGCTGCGGGATTCGAGAGCTCCGCCGTCAGTGTCAGGTCTGATAATTGGTAAGTGGTATCCGCAGCGGTTTTTCCGTCTACTGTAGCGAAAAACACATTGCTGTCCGGTGCTAATGTAAGCGTAATATTTAGCCCTTTTAAGCCCCATGTGTTTGATAAAGGAATTGGGTTAGACCCTAACAAAACCCCGCAGGGCAGGGCGATTGAAAAATCCACAGAGGATGTGTACTGCAGGCACTGTAGTTCAGAAAAACTCGTCATAGAGCTGGTGTTCATATGCCCTAGTAAATCGTTCTCGCTCGACGTGGCCGGAATGTAGCTAGCTAAGAATCTATTGTAATTTTCTATGTGTTCGATTGTTTGTGTCGTTTTATCGCTCGAAATCACCAGCTGCTCCAGAATATTGTATATTCCTAAGCTCGGTTCCCACTGCGCATTGTTTTTATTCGTACCAACTTTCGTAAATTTTCCGTTCAGCCGTACAGTGTTCCCCTGTAAAAACGCGTCTTGCGCTCCTATTTTAAACTGCAAAATGGGGGTCCCAGACGAGTATCCACATGCCTGGCCACTTGAAACATTACTCGGTAATACAGAGATGTATTCATTACCCATAATATGTATATAATTTATACATATTATTTTAATTTATTCTTCTTTTTTTTTAATGCCTGATACTCACGCCCTGCGCTGAGATATCAATAGACTTCACACAACATATGAAGTTGTTCCATATTTTGTCAATTGCCGGAGCAGCCGCTTCTTCGTTTGAAATTTGCAGATTAAAGTCCTTTCCATTCCCGTCGTAGCTGCCCTGTTGCAGAGCCATGGCTCTGCCGATGATTACGTTAGATGAGAATTTTCGGAATGATTTTGCTGGAATTCCTGCCACTACCAAAGCCTTTTCCAGTTCAACTAAATACTGCTGCTCTATTTGATCACTGTTCAATTTTGACATCGGAATTTTCCGGTCGGGGTTCAAAGCCCCGTTATAACTCCAAATATAGTTGGATATATTATCAGCCACGCCTACCAAGCCTCGCTGCACGTAATCGTTGACATGCTCGCCTGCGGTTAGTATGGCGCTAGCACTGTTAAGTGGGCTACTTTCGACTCCGATCGATAGAATGCTCTTGATTTCCGCGTTAGCTAACTGTAGTGCCATGGTGCTCTGCCTTTCGCCTTTCAGCTGCGAGCGTCTGTAATTTTGAAAAGTCAAAAAATCATATTTCATTACCCCCTGTTCCTTCATAGCTTTCATCATGGCTGCGACATTGTTTTGGGGCACCGCTATTTTCTGTAACACGAGCTCGACATCGTCTAGTAGGAACTCTGGCTTGTAAGTAGCCCGGTTTGTAGCCGTGATTGAATCAGATAAACAGACAGAGTCCTCCGTGGTGAAGGCATTGGTGAGAGTGTGTGGGGCTGCGAGGGTAATTACTACAAAACCAGTTGTTAGGGATATCGCGGAGATCTCACCAATGGACTCGGTGTTAGAACCATCCGTCTCGGCTAGTTTCAGACTTTCGCCTACCATGAATGGGCAATTTTCCACGGCGACAATATTATTTTTGGTTTTTGACAAAGCGATACTAGCTAATACAGTACCAGTAGTCATCGTAGTGGAAGTAGCACTTTCACCGTATACATATGGTGCATAAGCGGCCTTAGAAGTGCTGATTAAGCTGTGTATACACTTTTTAGCCTCTTCTAGGGTAATTTCGAGCTTTAGGCCCGAAGTCATGACCACGGGGAATATCTTCTTATTTCGAAAAATTCCCGAATTTAAAGGCAGCTGCAATTTTACCCACTGTTGTACAGACTTACCATCCGACGGAGAGCTGAAGTACGGGTTGTGGTTTGCGCAGTTGTAAGGACTCAGTTCTAAGTCGTTCGAGCCAAGAGCGTCGGTCCGGCAAAGAGGATTATACAGTGTAGTCCCCTCGGTTATACTCTTTTTATTGCGAATATTGGCATCGGTATCGTAACATGATATGACATTTGCTAATATATTGTAATCTTGAATCTCCTCAATTAGAATACCTGTACCGGTAAGAATCCGCAAATTTTTTATTAAAACCTGTCCACCGAGTTCAGCATCCAGCTGTAACCGTGTAGGTTTCAAACCTGTCGCAGTAGGGTGGCTCACCATGACCCGACACTGTAAATATGACTCAGATGGTTGGAAAAAATTTACATCTGGTGGTACAATAATAACAATTTTGTTGTTTTGAGAGAACTGCCTCCCGTTCTCAGCTGGAATAGCGATGCTCGTCTGCTCGTATGCGACACGTGTGTCAGATTCCCAAAAACTCATGTAAAATTTGTATATATACTACCTACAAAAAAATATATTATTCTAATATTTAATAATTCAAGATATTCGCAACACTTTTTTCTTTACTTTAAAACGACATCGAGCCGTGTATTAAATTTAGTGAGTCGTTTGAGTGGTTGCTTACCATACCTAGTGCGTGAAAATTTAGCCCAGAGTTAAGCACGGGTTTTACGGATGGTGATACTGTAGCTTTGTCTGTAGTTGTTAATGAGGAGTCATCCTTCGATTCGCCATAAATACCGAGTGCCGCAGACGCGAGATTCCCCACAGCCCCGACAGCCTCCAGCCCAGGCACAAAATCGAGAACTGTTGATCCTACTGCGAGCGCATTCGAAACCTTTTCGAAATTATTATTACCCACAAGCTTTTTACTGTTCAAATCTTCAAAAGCATCGATAGCTCCAGGAATTGCTCCTGCAATTTTCATCCCATATCCTAGATATTTTCCAGAATTTTCAAGACTATCCTCAACAGTGGACTGTCCTGCAGTAACAATACTTTTCGTTTCTTCCGATGTTGCTTTGGCAGCGGAAGCTGATGGTAATCCTTTTAGAACACCAGGGTCCGCTGTATCTGAGGCATACCCTGGGAACGCACTCTGCTTCACAGGTAAAGACGTACTAAATTTAGCGCCAGTCTCTTCAGTTGACAAGAGTGGGTTTTCGAAATTGCCCAATTCGGCAGTATCGCCAGCACTGGGTGCACTTGTACCCGTACCGACTAACTTATTAATTTCTCCTCTTGCGTATGTTTTAACCCCCCTCACACTAAATTTATTTCCGCCTGCTTCGTAGATACCACGTAGCATTTTATCATCCACGTATTTACCCGCCATCACACCAGAAAACGCGTCTTGAGCCCCCGATAATATATCCTTATCGCTATCGGAACTCAGCTTTGACTTTGCAGCTTGAATGTTAGCCGACTGTTTCATGCTAGAAAGGGCGGCGGCGTTAGAGATTTTGGATTGATTCCCACTACTAATTAATGAATTGTAATTGTTTGAGAAATCCGCTGAAGAAATATCGTTTAACATATGTATATATACTACTAAATAAAATTGTTATGGAATTTAGTAGTATATAATTTTCTTTTCTTTCTATAGAATCGAACACAGTTTACCCAATCAAGATGCTTCGAGAAAGTTCCGATTCCACGCAAGCAAGGTCCGCGCGGTGCGCGTTCCTGAAGCAAGCTAAGGTCCGCGCGCGAGCTGCTGCAAGTTAACTGGCTACTTCAACTGGCAATTCAAACCGCCCGCTACTACCGCCCACTACTACTATGGCATCTACTGCTGCAGTTTCGACCCAGACTGATGAACTTGCTGCTGAAGACCCGATCGCGAAAGACCTCGCCATCGCTGTGCTGCAGAAGGAGCTGGTCTCCAAAAACCCGGCGCCAGCCTGCCACGAGTGCGAGGTCATGATCACCAAGCTGCTGGTCGAGGCGGACGGGAAGGACGAGATGAAGGCCAAGTATGAGG